GTATTATAAATAGTTCCACGGACAACCAAAGTGTGTTGTGTTTCAATAGGCGGACAATGATATCATTCAAAAGTTTTCTAAAAGAGGACGCGGATCCTGAAGAGGGTGCTAGTCGCCAGATTAAGCATCTGACTCATGTGGAAGACCGCCCCTTGCAAACCGGTGAAAAGGGTGCAAAGCATGCTATCAAATCATTGACGGCCGCAGCTGAACACATCAAAAATGGTAAGAAAACATCCGAACTCACAACAAAATATGATGGCTCTCCTGCACTAGTATACGGACACCATCCAAAAACGGGTAAGTTTTTTGTTGCATCTAAGTCTGCTTTTAATAAGACACCTAAGATTAACTACACACCAAAAGACGTAGATATGAACCACGGTCATGCACCTGGTCTCGCCGCAAAATTAAAAGATGCATTAACACATTTACCTAAAATTTCGCCTAAAAAAGGTGTATACCAAGGCGACATGATGTTTGGTACACATAAAGATGACAAGAAAAGTGAAAAAGGTGGCGGAACATCGTTTCATCCTAATCCTTCTGGTCTAACATATACTGCACACGGTTCACATGAATTTGAAGTTAAGAAGGCCAAGATTGGTGTGGTGACGCATCTTTCATATCACGGTAAAGATGCTGCAAGTTTAAATGCATCACATGAAGTTGACCATGAAAATTTCAACAAGCATTCTGATGTATTCTCTGTTGATCCGAGAATGGACAACTCAAAAGTGCATTTTAGTCCAGAAGAACAAAAGAAATTTGCTAAACATATTACTGCAGCTCAAGCAGTACACGATACACACGGTAATGACATGTATGCTGGAACCAGTGACCACCATGGTGTTGGTGGTTCGTTGGAAACTTACATGAATCACACTGTACGTACAGGTGAAGAGTCTAACCACAAAAACTTTAAGTCTTGGTTAGAAACAACCAAAAATAAAGCAATTGACAAACTTAAAGTCGAAAAGAACAAGAAGGCCAAACAATCAGATTTAAAAGATGAATTGAGTAAAGTTGAACGTAATAAAAAACATTACAACAATATTTTCAAAATGCATGGTGAGTTGCAGAAGGCTAAAGATACACTTATTGATGTTATGAATCAACATCAAGAGTTTCAACACACACATGGTGGTGAATCTGCGAATCCTGAAGGATATGTTTTTCATCACGGTAAAGAATCTGATAAATTTGTTAATCGTGCGGAATTCTCTCGTAGAAATTTTGCTGGAATAAGAAACATATAAAAAGAATTAAACAAAATGAAAACTTATAAACATTTCATCGTTGAACAAGACGAAATAAATTCTTATTTAAATTCGTTGGATACTATGGTCGAGTCGTATGATTCGGAAACATGCGAAGATGAGGACGATGAAGATTTTTTCAGATTAATCGAATATGTAACTGAACCTGTAGAAGGTAAAGTATCATCGGACACTAAAGGTAAAATGCATGAATTGTTGGTTGGTTACCATCTCAACGGTGGTAAGCATATGTCAAAACACGCAGATAAAATTGGTGATACACCAAAACAAGCGCACGATAAATTGAAAGCAACAGTTCATCCAAACGACTATAAAAAAATTAATGCTCGAGCTAAAAGTGCGGCCAATGATATAAAAAAACAAGTTGAAACGAATGGACATAAAATACATGATGTACATTGGACTTCAAAACCTGGAGATATTCACCGTTCAACCGGAATTCATTCAAGTCAAAAAGAAGATGCTTCCGATATTGTCATAACAACACACAAGAAGTGAGTCACACATGCAAGTTTTACATCACGGCATTAGTCTTAAAGTCACCGATTCATCATCTAAACATGTTCCAACATCAAATCCTGGAATCGAACATGCTGGACCGAATGCAAAAAAACATTTAGAAAACCATAGAAAATCAATTCTGAAAAAATATCCAGAATTGAAAAAGGCGTCAAATGCTTCCGAACGCAAAGGTATGATGAAGGCAAACCCCTCAATGCAGGCCCACGTGAAACAAAAAAATCAAGAAACCTTACATAAAATTGCTAAAGATTTGCACCACCACCTATCTACTGCTCCAAAATCTGAATTGGTGAACCACATAAAACATGTATTGCATTCAAAAAGCACACCAATGGAAAAAGAAGGACATAAACACATTAGGCACGTTTCGTATACCACAAAAAAAGGTTATGAACACAGTTCTATGAATCCTGGTACACACCACGACCACATTTATAATGATTCACACAATATTACAGTACATCACAGTGGAACATCAGTACACTTTAAACACAAAGGTAAAACATTTGGTCGCCATGCAATCAAATTTAGTTCCCAAAGTGATCCAATGAGTTCAGTGAAAGGTTCCGGTCAAACATCTGGCGATTAAAATGAAAAAGTTTTTAGAAAAAGTACAAGAAGATGCAAAGACCCACACACCTGTGGTGTTGGCGTTCGGCCGAATGAATCCTCCAACTATTGGCCACGCCAAAGTGGTTGATAGAGTGAAACAACTGGCCAAAGACTATAAAGCACCACATCATATTGTTGTGTCACATTCTTTGGATGCCAAGAAAAATCCATTAGAACTTGCAACTAAAATCAAACATGCAAAAAGATTTTTTCCTGATACAAACATAACTGGTTCAAGTAAAGAGAAACCAACATTTTTACAACATGCAGCTGCATTACAACAAGCGGGGCACGACCACTTAATAATGGTTGCAGGTTCAGACCGTATTCCAGAATATGAAAATAAATTACATCAGTATAATGGTGTAGGCGCTGGTAAATTATTCAATTTTAAAAAGATTGATGTTAAGTCTGCTGGCGAACGTGACCCTGATGCTGAAGGTGCAGAAGGCATGTCAGCATCCAAGATGCGTGAACATGCAAAGAGTGGTGATTTCAATTCATTCAAACAAGGTGTTCCTTCACATGTTCCAGAAAAACACGCAAGAGAATTGTTCCGTGATGTTCGAAAAGGTATGGGTCTAAATGAAGATACTAATCGTGGACTATTCAAAGCTATCTTCCTGACTGGTGGTCCCGGTTCAGGTAAAGATGTTGTTATACGAGAAGCAATTTCTGAACAAAAATTTGTAGAGTTGAACACCATACAGGCGTTTGACTATTTGATGGATAAACAAAAGTTATCCGAGAAATCTAATGATTATCGTAGAGAGTCCATACGTAATCGTGGACCATTAATCATCAATGGTCCGGCTGATGACCATTCCAGAATAATTAGAATTAAAGAAGAGTTGGAAGAATTGGGTTATGAAACTTCCATAGTGTTCGTTGATACTACAGACACAGCCAGTAAAGAGCGTAATGAACGACTAGCAAAAATGATTGCTGAATCGGTCAGGTATGATAAGTGGAAACTTTCACAGACATGTAAAGAGTCCTACCGCCAAATATTTGAGAACTTTATAGATTTCGATAATAGCGGTTCATATGAGAGTTTGGAGGAAGTTATTAGTGACACCTACGAACAAATAAATACATTCGTTGAGAACAGAAATTATAATAGGATTGCGTTCTCTTGGTTAGAAAACAGTGGTAAAGTTAATATCACTGAGTCTGTTAAATCATTATTTAAGGAAAATGAAAATGTTAAGAAAAATTCTAGATTTTTTGAAAATTACAAAACCAACATCGGCCGAAGTGGTCCAACCATCAAGCCAGCCGGAGGTCCAAAAGCCAACAATCTCGGAGACATTGCCGCAGACAATCGAGCCGCCGATCCCAATGCAGACAACATCAAGTGGGACGCCTCAAAGCGAAGAGGTGGTTACAACTTCAGAACCTACACCGAAGAAGTCCCAAGCATCAAAGTCTTCCCAGAGCCAAAAGAAAGCAACTTCTCCAAAGACAAAGAAAAAATAAAGAAGAAGGGTATGGTCGATTCTCCGACAGTTAATCAAAGGATGAGAAACGTCACAACAATCGGCCCAGAATTTGATACTAGAGCTCAGGGTACGGTTTATGCAATGTCTGGTCTCGGTGATGTAACTTATAGAGAACAGTTTGACTTTAAAGGTTTCAGAGAATCATATATGGATCCATCCGATTCTGAAATGGGAGTTTCTGGCACAGCAGGAAATGCAACGAACAAAGAACCAATGGAAAATCCAAAAGATAAACTAGGTTACGATTATATCAATAAGAAAAAGAAGAAAAAATGAAAACCTTTTCAAATTTCGTTAAAGAATCTACACAGGCAACTGTTGACCAAGATTCAGCCGAATTAAAAAGACAAAAAGAACATTTGCTGGACAAAGCCAAAGAGTATTCGGATCAAGCTGATCGTGAAAATCAATTTGGTCATGGCGGTGCTGCGAGAGCCAAAGCTGATACCTTTACTGCAGCTGCAAAAAATATATTTAACAATAACGGAGAACAAAAATGATTAATTTAAAAAAAGATGATGCAGTTGCTGACGCGATTAGAGAAATTCTACAACAAGAAGCTCTCAAAGGCAACCAACACAAAATTGATGCAAACAAAAATAATAAAATTGATGCACATGATTTCAAATTACTACGTGGTAAAAAGAAAGATGTTGATGAAGAAGTAAAAGACGATGAAAAAATGCAAGAGGCCTCTTTTCCAGTGCCACCTGGCTACCCGGCGTTCAAGAAAAAGAAGCCAGTGCCGCCAGTGCCGCCAGCAAACGAAGAAGTAAAAGACGAATATGCTCGTAAGGTCGACAAATATTTGAAAAAGAAATACAACAAAGAAGAAGTTGAAGTAGTATATGAAGCAAATATTGAACCAACAAGTGCAAAGTCAAGATCACATATAGGTAATCTTTCAGACCCAATTACAAATACTGTGGTTCATCCAAGTTCAGGAAAAGCAATTGGTATCATCACTAAGCAGCCAAGCGGAGAATATTACGCTCATCATTCAGCCGCAAAATTGTCACACGCAGAAAGTGGTACATTTGATACTAAGGACAAAGCGCATCAGTTTATTCGTAACGCTCATGCCAAAGCTATTAAAACCGATACATTGAGTGATAGATGGAAGAAACAAAATAAGTTATCACAATTTGCTAAAGAAGAAGTAGAAGAATTGGATGAGTTGTCAAAGTCCACTCTTGGTTCGTATGCTAAGAAAGCATCCCGTGATGCTACAATTATGCGTAAAATTGGCGCAGATTTTGAAAACAGGGCTGACAGAGCAAGAAGTCCAGGTATGAAAGATTCCAACACTCAACTATCCAGTAAATATAAACAAACATCTTGGAAACGCAGAGACGGTGTTGAAAAAGCAGTTGATCGTTTGACTAAAGAAGATGTTGAAGGTGTAAAACTGAAGACACTCAGCCAATTCAAAGAAGGTTTCAAGGAAATGCTGGCAGATGTTAAAAAGCGCGCAGAGCCACAACCATCTGGTGGTTCCGGTATTAAGCAAGGTTCACGCTATGGTGGTTCTAAACAAAAACCAGAGAAACCAGACGAAGAAAAAAAAAAGTAACTGAAAGCCAGGGTCCGACCAGTCAAACGGAAGTTCCCTTTGTTACAAACAATTGTCCGCCAATGATCGATGCAAAGAAGTTGGCCAAAAAATCTTTAACTAGAATCAGAAGCGAGATGATGGGTAAAGCTGGTACATCCGAATAAGGTCAAAAATGAGCAACTCGAAATTATTAAAATCTATAATTAAGAAGACATTGCCGAACGATGTAACTCCATCATTTGGCACTGATCCTAAAGATCCGTGGTCCGCAAAAGCAAATATTGCAGAAGAGTTGGATATGTCTGAAAGTGAATCTAGTATTCTTGCTAGATATTTGAAATCTAGGGGACTTAACCCTGAATTTGCTTCAAAAGACCAAAAAATTGCACATTCTAAAACTGGCCAATTCATTAAGTGGAAACGCGACCATATGTTGGAATCCGATACAAGTTTGGAAGAAGCTGTTGATAAAAGAGATACTGTAACTTTTGACATACCTTTCCTGATTCGCGTTTTAGAATATGTGCGTGAGGATATTAAATCTGATATCGACCTACACAAAGTTGTCACTAGCCTGATTACAATTCGTAATAAAGGTGTTTTAACAATGAAACACTATCAGTTTATTACCAGATTGAGAGAAGAGGTTAGCCTTGATGAAAAAGAGGCTGATTATGGTCCAGAATTTCAAGACAAAGTAAAAAGTATTGGTGATAAAGCTAAACAAGGACCCAAGAAAACGGTTTGGGTTCCAGCCAAGTATGGCACAGGTGGGCAGTACAAGGTTGTGCCTGTCGGTAACATAAAAGAATATATGGAACCAATGGCTGCAACACAATCACCTGGTGATGGTGCAAATAGTCCAGATGATGTTGAACCAATGCCTAAAGGTAAAAAACTGATTAATATGTCAAAGTCAGCTAGTATAGTCAAAGGATTATATAAGAGTCCGACTATAAAAGAAGATGCATATGATCCAGAAAAAGAAGAAAAACCTGCAGCCACAATGGGTAAGAAACCAAAGATGCAAAAGGATCCAGGAGACACCACTTCCGGCAAACCTTTGGCTGCTGCAATTATGTCAGGTGGAAAAACACTAACTGGTACTCCCAGAGATGTGATTGAGATTGATCCGTTGGTGGTACCTCGCCGACCAGATTCCGAAAAACGATAAATACAAAGATAACCCTCGGTTAAAAGGAGAAAAAAATGTCATCTTGGGGAAAAAACGATAACGCAGCTAACGCACCATATTGGGCCGTTAACTCAACAATAGTTAATGCTGCCAGCACCAAAGCGGCCGCATCAGCACCAACAGCAGCCAACGTAGCAATACTATATGCAAACACAACAGCAAATGCATACACAAGCCGCGAAACTATTGGTTTGTTTGCAATCGATGCAGCTGAACAAGCAAATAGTCAAAATCGTGGTGTTACACATACCGGATGGGTATTGAAAACAACCGGCCAAGGGGGCCGTGCTAATCGCATACAATATGAAACATTGGTTACACTATCAACCGTTACTGGTGACGGTGACGCAACAACAATTGCTAATACCGCTAATCCTTAAATAAGGTGGACACCTTAGGGTGTCCTTCGTTATACCTATGTTTGATAATTTGAATGAAGACAATTTTATGATGTATGCAATGAAATGTTATACATCACCGCACTGCATTACCTCGGAATTTGAGGGAGATATCAAAAGAACGAAATACCTGAAAAGGTTGTTTCGGAGATATAAGATAACTAAATCACTTAAAGAGAGGTTGATTCTCAATCATATCATCTTATTAAATAATGTTTTTGGTCCAGAAGCGACTGCAAGAATATTGTTTTATAAGACGGACGAAAGAGACTATGATATACTCAAAACATTTTTGGGTTATCTGGATATTATGCCTGATTTTGTTTATGGTATAAATGGAAAAACAATATTATCATCTGAAATACCAATGGACACAAATGTTGTGGAGATATTAAGAAACATATGAAAACATTTCAAGAGTTTATTAACGAAGATTTACGAAAGTGGTTTAAACAGAAGTGGGTTCGCATGGACACCAAAGGAAATATCAAAGGTGATTGTGCAAGAGAACCTGGTGAAGGTAAACCAAAATGTCTACCACAAGCTAAAGCTCATGCTATTGGCAAAGATGCGCGTGCTTCAGCTGCTCGGAGAAAGCGTAGAGAAGATCCTAATCCCGACCGCCGAGGTTCACCAATCAATGTTAGAACAAAATGAAAAGACTAAAAGAATTCTTAGAACAGGTTGAAAATTTAGAAGAAAAAAATGTTCCAACAAGTCCTGAAAAATGGGCTAGGGCTAAGGCTGCTGCTAAATCAAAATTCGCAGTTTACCCTTCTGCTTATGCTAATGGTTGGGCTTCTAAAAAATATAAAGCTATGGGCGGCGGATGGAAATCTGTTAGTGAAGAGTCTCAAGTTGACGAAAATCATATTGCAATCGCCATGGGTAAAGAGATGGATGATGAAGGCAGTATGATTATGAATCAACTGAATCAAATGGAACGCGCTGTTAATATGATGCGAGATGTAGTTAAAGATTCAAATATGCAGGTTCCTGCTTGGGTTCAATCTAAAGTAACATTGGCCGCTGACTACATTGATACAGCTGCAGGTTACATGTCTAGCAAAAATGAAGAAGTTGACCTAGAAGAAACTGCCGCATGGCAACGCAAAGAGGGTAAACGCGAATCTGGTGGATTGAACCAGAAAGGTGTTGATTCTTATCGTAGAGAGAATCCAGGTTCTAAACTAAAGACAGCCGTAACAACAGAACCATCAAAGTTAAAACCAGGTTCAGCTGCAGCGAATCGCCGTAAATCATTTTGTGCTAGAATGTCTGGCATGAAAAAGAGATTAACCTCAGCAAAAACTGCTAAAGATCCAGATTCACGCATCAACAAATCTCTGCGTAAGTGGAACTGTTAATGAAATCATTT